GTCAGCCATGACATTTTTTACCGCGGAGGGAAACCGCTTTAAGGACTCTTTCATGGCGCTGGTACTTGCCACGTACCGATTCCCATTTTTCTTGCTCGCACTCTTTTGCGAGTGCTTGAGAATTGGAAGATCATGTTGTATGATTGTATTTTATCTTATTCGCAACATGATGTACTCGATCGCTGATCACTTAACAAAGCGATTCGAGTACCCCATTATTTTGATGGGAATAATGTATTGTGTACAGAGTGTGTGCACAGTATTTGGATTTTTCTTGCGTTTCGATATGCAAATTCTTCTTACGTATTTGTGGATGCTCTTCATTGGGTATCGATATTTATGTATTGAAGAGGCTGCTGAGTTCGCTGAAAGATCACGAAAGTTGAGACAATTGCAGAAACGCGAAATGAAGATGGAGCGTAGAGCAAGAAAGTCTCGCAAGAAATTGGTGAAAACATACCGACCGCAAGGTTTGTGTAAGTTGGCTACCAATTTCGCAAAACGAGAAATCACGAATGCTATTTATGGAAATGAAGAATTCATCAAGAAGGAAGTGGAAGCTTTACTTCTGTTGTCTGTTTCTGTCCAGGATAGTAAGTCGTGGCGCGGTGTTCTAGCTGCTGTGTTATCCTATGTCAAATCACATTTCGACACATCACTCAGTTCTGTTGTAATTCAATGCATACAGGACATCTTTGCAATCGACAAAGTTGAATTGTATAAGATTCAAGCGGGTGAAAAATCGGATAGTGAGGAAGCAAAGGAAGACGAGAAACCGTTAGGTGATGAAGCCGCTTGGCTTCAAACCATGCGTCTTCTCAATAGCAATTGGAAACTAGCCGTGAACAATGAAGGTTTTGAAAAGATTTCGAAGTTACTGTCTTTGTTGATAGGAGCAGGATTGGTGAATGCTGCATCGATAAATACAGATGTTGCGGGATTGCAACTGTTTTCGGAATTGGCCGTTCCTAAGCACGTCAGTGCATTCGATCTGGCTGATGCTTCTCTGGCTACCGTCACATATTTTGTGGAAGGTGGTTATGAGAGTTTCCGAACGGGATCGATCAAACCTTTGTTATATGGTGAGCATGAAATGCGTAAATTTGACGAGGATTACCTCAAGTGTCGAAAATATGCAGATTATGCCCGCCCTGGAAACCTTGCAATTTTGTCTATTGATGAGAATGATTTAGAAAGACTCTACGCAGACACCATTGATTTGGGAAAGCGTTTGAGTAAAACTGTGAAGAGTGCTCTGATTAAGAAACAATTGCAAGACCGTCTCATTAAACTACAAGACTTACACAGCACTTTCCAACAGTACCGACAGTCGGGTGGCATTCGAGAGAAGCCATACTGTATTGGTATCTATGGAAAATCAAGTGTTGGAAAGTCCACCATTGGTCCCCTATTGATGGTGAGTAGTTTGGTATACAATGGATTTCGCGCAGATGATGAATCTATGATAGTTTTGAATGAACATGACAAGTACATGTCGAACTATAAGTCATCAATTATGGGAGTTTTCTTGGACGATGTCGGAAATACAAAAGCCGAATTCGTGGAAACCGCTCCCACTGTGCGAATCTTGGAACTGGTCAATAATGTGAAGATGTACGCCAATATGGCTGAGGCTGAACTGAAAGGTAAAGTCTCTATTCAACCAAAGGTTGTCGTCTGTACTACCAATGTGAAAGATTTTTGTGCTCATACCTATTCTAATGAGCCAGTATCTATCGCTAGGCGTGCGAATATTATTTTGACCGCTACCGTGAAGCCCCAATTTGCAGAGAATAATATGCTCTGCACACGAAAAGTGGAAGAGTTTTACGGTAAAGATGATATCCCCGATGTTCCAGATTTATGGCATTTCAAGGTGGAGAAAGCATATCCTGTTCCTAATACGACAAAGGGTAAGCCGGACACAATTGGTTGGAAAACATTAGTTTGGAACGGAGTTCAGATGGATGCAGTTGACATTTACACAGTAATGAAATTTGTTAACTTGGATTCATCCCATCATTTTGCTGAACAAAAACGTATTGTGAAAAACAACAGTAATTTGGCCCAAAAACTCGCATTTTGCTCTGGTTGCAAATCGCATAAAACAATTTGTTTGTGTGGCGACCAAGAGCACGATGTCAAATACATTGAGTCGCCCTATGTACCGGCGAAGAATGTTCGGCCAGCAGCAAATTTTGGAAGAGGTAAGAACACACATTGGGATGCACCTACTGCTGCACAGATTTCAGAGATGAGATTTGAAGAGGATTTGAAACGTCCTGTGAAATACAGCAGACAAGCAGGGGAATATATCCGCAATAAAACCCGCGAATTTGTTAACTCATTTTCGATGGGCTACACTTACGCAGATGTGTTCGACAGATTGGAGCAATTTTCTAATCCAATTCTGTTACCAATAGCCAATTGGACACCCGCTCGATATTTTGAGAGCCATTATGTTCGTTGGATATATGCTTGGTGGTACGGATTCTTTCCTACGCATGTGAGATATTTAGGTATAACTCTTGCCTTTACCTGGGCAATGTTAGTTGGAGCTTTTCTTCCACGCCAATTGCTTTCATGTGTGTATGTTGTTTTTGTATTTTGTGCATCATACGGCTTTTTATGGCTGACAGAGTACAATTTGTTGATCGAGGCAGTTCGCGACACCACTGTAGCTGAACGCCTCCATCGTATCGAGATGTCCTCTAAGATCAAATATGTTCTTGCCGGAAGCGCATTGTTAGCGACTGCTTATTTGATGGCTCGAAGTATTCGAACCACAAAATCAGCTTTTAGTGCGCAGGGGATGATGCACCCTTCTCAGAGAGAAATTGAAGAGAGGGACTTGAACGACATAACTGATAAGATCAAGGAAGAGATGAATTGGGCGAACATATTTGTAAGTCCTGTTCCTGTATCGCATAAAAGCAAGACAACAACCCATTCAGATTTGAAGGATATGACTCAACGTAATCTAACGTTTATGAGTACAACCGTCAATGGCAAGTTTTATGGAACTGACGCTTTCTTTATCTGTTCGAACGTGATGTTGATGCCCAACCATGCCTGGATGGCAGACGAAATGTTGTGCGAATTTACTAGACACGATCGCAAGTCGATTGGTGGTAACTTTAAAAGTTATGTATCGCGCAAGCATTCAGTGGACATACCGGGTATGGATGCTTCTCTTGTTTGGATTGCAAATGGAGGTTCGTGGAAAGATCTGCGTGATTATTTCCCAACCGTGATGCCTGTGGGTAAACACAATGCAGCCGAACTCATCTGGAAGGACGATCATGGAATCGTGCGAACCTCACCTACTGCTATCAAGCACGGGCAGGCTTCGAATGGACACATGAGCTTCCCCGGTGGTTACTACACATTGAATTTCAACACTTGTGTTGGGATGTGCATGTCACCACTGATCAGTGAAACTAAGTCCCCCTATTTTGCAGCATTCCATTTGGGTGGTATCGATGACACACCACGCGGATGCGGTGGAACTATTTTGCGTAGTCAGATAGACACCGCTCTTGCCAAGCTCCAGTCCATCCCATCTGTTTTAGTTTCGGCTAGTGCAGGTACCATGGAAACTGAGAAATATGGTGTTCAATTTATGACGTCAGATGAGATTCATGAGAAGTCCCCACTTCGGCGACTACCCATTTTAGAGGGTAAGTGTCCTAATATTGAAGTCTTTGGAACCTGCTTGGGACGTGTGACGTACTACTCCGATGTAGTTACTTCATGTATCTCCAAGTACGTTGAGACTGTGTGTGGAGTTCCCAATAAGTGGGGTGCCCCGAAATTCCGAAAGGGAGATCCATGGCATGCTTCTCTTGAACATTCGTGTCAGCCATCTCATGGTATTGAAGGATCCTTGTTAGCACGAGCATGCGAGGATTATTTAGAGCCATTCGAGAAACTGCTGAGTGAATACCATGCTCTGAGAACGAACACACGCCCCTTGACGAGGATGGAAACTGTTTGTGGCATTGATGGAAAGAAATTTGTTGACAAGATGCCACCGAATACATCTGTTGGTTACCCACTATCAGGCCCAAAGCGAGCTTATTTGACGTATTTGGATCCGGAGATGTTTGAGGGATTTAATTGCCCCGCAGAACTGGATGATATGTT